TTGGTTATTAGCTAAACCAGAGTACTTTTCGTTAAATTTTTCCATTAACATTTTATAAGTAAGTGCTCTAGTTTCTTTGTCAAATTTTTCATATTCTTCCATCACCATTTCTTTTTTAGGTTTATTTGGAAGATTTTTATTTGTTACGTGTTCTAAAATAGCTACTTTAGAATCAACAATAGACATAGGACTAGCATCTTTATTTTCTAACAAATTATAAACGCTAGCATATATTTTATAATTAGGTATTTTTGCTTTAAAAAAGTCTTCAATATTGTATGTATCCTTAATTTCTCTAACGAGATTGTATCTTTCTCTTCTTAAAACTGATTTATTTAATTTTATATGAGCATTAATAAGGGTTTCAATGAGTACAGTGGCGTTAGCTTCTTTCTCAAATCTTTTATTAAGAAGGGCATGATATATTTGATACTCTTTAAGTAGAGTAGAATTATTGCTAAAAAATTTTTTTAAGATACCTACAGCCTTTGGTTGGGAATTTGAAATAGTCTCTGAGGTAATTTGTCTCGTCAACAATTCAAATAATATCCCCGTATTTTTGTACTTGGAATGCTTAGGTTTCATGTATGAATTGATTTATTCTTATATAAATATGTAGAGAATCCTGAAGATTTATTCTTTTATTATGTTTTCTTCATCTAGCATGGACGACTTACCCTCTTCATTTAAAAGTTGTTTACCTTTCATCCTTCCTAATGATAGTTTTTTAAGAATTCTATTATTTTCTTCTAAAGCTAAAGGAGAAACATCATTAGTACTATTAGGACTGTCATCACCAACAGCAGCCATTCCTGATTTACCTAATGGGTCTTTACTAAAATTACTTTGGTCAGTACCAAAGTTACTTAGTTTTGTTTTAGGTCTACCAGGTTCATTTTCATCATATCCATCGGGTACATCCTTAATAGTTTTATCTCTTTTAGTAGCATATAAATTCGCTAAATCGTGAGGAGTACCATATGATTCACCTGATTCAGTAGGATCATTACCTTCGTTTTCTATTTGGTTTACTCTAAAAATATGGGCAGCATCATCAAGTGACCTATTTCTTTCATGTTCCATTTCTTTTTCAGAAAGATTGAATATGTTTTTATAAATAAAATCGGTAGATAATATTTTTTTATCACTAATAGAATTAGCTAATTCTACTTTTGATTTATATAATTCAGTTTTTTCTTGTTCAAATACAATTGAAGGGCCTGTAAGTGATAATTCAAAATCTACTAAGTCTGAATCTGTAAATCCTTGAGTATATAAATGAACTAGTGCAATTTTTTGAAGTTCAGAGACAATTGTTCTTTGTAAACGTTCAATAGTACGAGCGAAACGAATATCCATAGCAGCTAACGTTGATTTACCTTCAAGGTTTTCATCGTATCCTAGGAATGCTTTAGGAATCTTAAGAGCAGCTAACATTCGGTTCTTTAGGTATTCAATATCAGTTGTACCATCATAATCAAGACCCTTTGTAGTTTCAATTTTAGTTGATGCATCGTTACCTCTAACTGGGATATAAAAATCCTCAGTCATATTTTGAATATTAAATTTTAAGTTATAGTCACCTGTTTGTTGATCAATATGTGGTGTTTTTTTCATTCGAGCAACTGTTTTTTCCATAAATTGATCAATTTCTTGGGGTGGAATACCTCCTACATTCATGTAGAAAATTCTCTTTTCTGGAGCACGCATAATTCTATGAATAAGCATCGCATCCTCCATTAAGATTAACTGCTTAAATACTTTACGGGCTGGTTCAAGATATGAACGGCCATAAGGGAGATAATTAGCATCTGATAATAATCTAAAGTGGGCCACCTCATAATTTTCAAGTTTCATTTGGTCAGTTCTCCTAGCACTATAAGTGGTAGATTGTGATAAACCATTAGGATCTAATACAAACTGTACATAACTAGGGTTTTCTGGGTCCATACCTTCTTCTCTTACTACTTGATATACAGAAAGTGGTAATGCATTATAAACACCAAATTTTTCAGATATTTGTAAATGAAGATAAAAATCCCCATATTTACACATTTGACGAACCCAAGAAGGTAAATTAAACTCAACATTTAATACATCATAAAATAAATTATGAAGAACACGCTTGACGTTTTCATTGGAAGATTTAATTGTTAATACATCCCCATATTCATTTTTAAGAGTTGCTTCTTCTGAAATGATATCAAGTGCAGGAGCAATTAATGAGTCATAATCCATCGCCTCGTAGTCACTATAAAGCTGGAGGCGCATAGATGAATAATTAAGTGTAGGATTATATTGAAGAGAAGCTCCTACAGGCTTGTGTAGTCTAGTAAATCTATCGTAAAGAGAATTTGATTCTAAATTACCATATTTCTGGATACGATCAGTATCCATAATTTTAAGTTGATCACCCCCAACGTTTCTAATAATAACATCGTTAGAAAATAATCTCCTTAGTCTTGTAAATAAGCTAGTATCTGCCATATTTAATGTTTATAATGTGTGTATAAATATTTAACCTAAAAGCCAAGATAAATCTTCATCTTTTCCTCCTATTTTCATTTTATAGGCGTTTTTAGGATCATCTATCCTAGTAGTACTAAAAAATGGATTATAAGTTGTTTTGCTAGTATTATTAAGCATAGCCCTAGTTAAGTCAACCCCATGCTGAGCAAATTTTAATGCAGTATCTCGCACGTAACACGCAGTAGCTATGGACATAATTAGGTCATCATTGTAGCCTGTTTGGGCTTCTGGTCGGCCGTTTTTCCAAACAAAAGTTCTTAGCTCATCTAACGTACGCCTTGATTGAATTTGTATGCTTTGTTCTTTAATATATGCATCTAGCTTAGCAATAGTTAATGGTCTTGTTCTAAGTGACATAGTAAATCCAGGCACCATTTTTGATTTATCTATTAAATCATATCCTTTAGCAATATATGCTTCGGCATCACGAGTAAATTTTTCATCTTTAGGACTATAATATAGATTTTCATAGCCCATATCAATTACTTCTTGTATGGCAGCCCATCCAATATTTGCATTTTCAATTACAAGTAATGCTTTATTGTATTCAGTTGCTATATTATATAATATTCTACCAAAATCTTTTGTTGGTACTTGGTCTTTAAATTCAGCTACTTGTGTACAATTTTCAATGTCTATAATATGAAATGCTGAATAGTCTTTAGAATCACCTCGGGCTACGTCAGCTACAACCATATATTGCCTAGTATAATCAGGATATTCCCAAACCCATAAACTATTATTCATACCACGTTTTTCTAGTGGATCTTTTAACATTGTAGCTTCTATATGGTTTAATACTTCAGGTGGGAATACTGTATCGCCTGAGGTCGTAAAATCGCAATCACATTCTTGTGCAGCCATTCTTTCACCTAACTCATCGTCTTGTTTATCTCTCCATTCTTGGTTTCGTTCGGGGTGTACAGTCCATGGTAATCTAATAGGGGTAAATCCACTAGTACCATCTTGGGCTTTAGTCCACATTCTATGGAACCAGTTACCTGTACCATTGGGTGTAGATAATATAATTGCTCTACCACCAGTAGCAAGTGTTTGTTGTGCTGAACCCCAAATTTCTTCTATTCGATTTTCTTCAATAAAAGCACCCTCATCAATTACTAGAAGAGAAATGGCTTCTGATCTACCCGCATCACCTGCTGCAGATACTGCTTTAATTTGGGAACCATTTTTAAGTCGTAGTGATAATCGGTTATTTTCCATTGTTGGTAACTTTAACCAACTAGGTAACTGATCGTACATAAATCGTACTTTAGTTACTAGGTTTTTAGCTGTTTCTTGTTTTGTTGCTATTACAAGGATATTTTTATCCTTTTGAAACAACATCATGTGTAAAGCTATACCTGCTGAAAGTGTCGAAATACCAAGCTGTCTTGATTTTAGAATTACTGACTTATCGTGTTTGTTTAGTAATCCTAATACTTTTTCTTGGAATGGGTATAGGTTAAATTGTGTTCTACCTCTTGTTGGGTGTTGAATCCAACAATATTTTTTCATAAAATAAACAGGATCGCTTGCTGATTTGACAAATTCCTGCTTTATAATTGATTTAATGTCTGCCATCGTATATACATACTAATAAGAAAGGGGACCTAATGGTCCCCTATCTTAATACGAGAAAACCCGCATCGCTCGCTTATCCTTTTAAGTTGGCTAACTTTTGCATACGCTTAACTGATTCATTTAGTTCAAATGATACTTCTTCTACTTCACCAGCTTCCTGGTCAAGTGCATCTTGTCTATCAGCTAAATCTCTAAGCTTATCAGCGTCAACTTCATCGACAACTTTTTCTTTTTTTCTACCCCCAGATACCTTATCGTATTCTTTTTGGAGTTTAGCTTGTGCTCTTTCGAGTTCTTTAAGTTGTTTGCGAACTTCTTTAACAGCGTTTTTATCCATCATTTCTTTGAATTCGTTATCTTCGTCAATGCGAGTTAAACGACCTTCAGTTTCTTCGATCATTTCAGCGATAGCTGCTAATTTAGTTTCAAGTGCGGCAACGCGTCCTTGATTTTCAATTTCTTTCATCTTTTGAGCTAATGGGTTTTTAGCTTCTTTGATTACTTGCTTAATGTATTTTTCTAATTCACTCATAGTGTTTGTGTTATTTTCTTCTAGGGCACCAATATCACCTAAATCAAGATCTTCAAAATCGCCAAAATCCATATCTAAAGCATCTTCAGGTGCATCAAATTCAGCTGATTTAGCTTTTCTGCCTCTAGTTTCAGGGGCATCTGGGTCACGAGTTGGTTCCATTGATTTTTTAAGCTGTGAAGTTAAGGTAATTAAACCCTTCATTTCGAGTGCTTTTAAAAACTTATTTGCTTGGGCAGGACTGTTATATGAAGTATTAGCAATAATATCTTTGGAAGTGAATCCATCTGGGTTAACCATTGCGGTAGCTAATGCTTTCATTTCTTCAGGTGTAAAGCGCTTTTTAGGACGTTTTTGACCAGGTGATTTAAATGTTTTAAGAACTGTATTTACACGTTGCATAAATTGAAGAACATCCTTCATACTAGCTTCTTGACTAAGTTTAAAGATGTTAGATGTACGAGCCATCTCATCTAAATCATCTATATAATCAGAATCGATTTTACCTTGTTTTTCAGCGTAACGTAGTTTTCTACGTGCATATTCTTCAGGAGTAATAAAAGGAGGTACGTCAGCACCATATAGATCCTCGTATTCAGGACCATCTTCTGTATCATCGTCTTCAGGACGTGAATCTGCTGCTAGTTGTTCAGGAGAAGCCATCTCATTTATAGCAGCTTCAATTTCTTCAAGTATGATTTGTTTAATTTCAGCTTTATTCATTTGTACAAATATTGTGTTAACAACAATAAATATATAAAATTTACTAAGGAAGTGTATATCCTATAGTATGTATTAAAACTAGTGTACCTATGAAACCTCCAACTACCCCTATCCCTGGTTTTTTATACCATTTGTCTGAATGGTCTATATAATCTAAGTGAAGATTTATCTGCTCGTTTAATAATTTTATTTCCTGGTTCTTATATAGGATGATTAAACTATCTTGTTGTGATAATTGTTCATGGAGCTTAATTTCGAATTCTAACTCATTGATTAGAATAGTTTTGAGTGAATCTTGAGTACGTAGGGTATCTAAAGCCAAGAAAAACTCTTCAAGTTCCGCAGAGGGAATTTGAAGAGTATCTTGGGAATAACAAATACTAGATACTCCTAATAATAAGGTTAATAATATTTGTTTCATGAGTTTTTCTTTGGTCTGCCTGGTTTACGGTACTTTTTTTCAAAGTCCTGGGTTACTTTTTTAGCATTACCTGTGTCTTTAACTTGAATTTTTGCCTTAACAACTTTTTTCTTTTGTTTGTTAATTGCATCTTTAGTTGCGGCTTTTTGTTGTTGAACTTGTTTAGTTTTAACTTGGACTTTTTTAATTTTTTCCTCGTTTTCTTTAACGTCCTTTTTGTACTTTTTTTTATCTTGAGTACTTGCTAATGCGGCAGCACCCCCTAGGAGGGCTAATATACCTAATATCCATTTCCAAATTTTCATAATTAAAATGTTACTGTGTTTAATACTTGTTTAATGCGTTCCTCAGTTGACCCACTAATAGTATGCCAAATAGGACGGTGTTTTCTTAATAATTGTTTAATTTCTAAATCAATAGCATTTCTATACTCTAAATCAGTTTCTCTAACACCATTATCTTCCATATCAACTCCTTCAGGTGATACATAAAAAATATAGTTGTACTGATAGATAAAACGCTTAGCATATGTTTCAAAAGCATCACCATCAATATAGCTAACTTTTCTAGCTTTATTAGTAAATGCCATAACATCTATAATAGTTCTATCAGTAACTATATTAGGTTGCATTAGCTCACTTACACGTTCTGCAAGAAATACTGTTTGCCCTTCAATAGTTGTTTCATAATTGAGCGGAATACCTAACGAATGAAGATATTGGCTTCTTTCAGTTGTAAAAGTATAATCTTTTAAATCAGGAATCTCCTGTAATGCTTTAACTAGTGTAGTTTTACCTACACTCATTGTACCTGTAAATCCTATTTTCATTATCCTGCGCTTCTAGCTTTAAATCTTGGGTCTTTATACCATGGTAGACCTTTACCACTTCTTCGAGCTTCTCTCCACTCTTCTTCTGTGTGTTTGAATCCGTAAATATAATATTCTCTTTTACGGTTATCACCCTCTGGTATAAGGGCGGGTCCTTCCCAATTGTGAAGTTTACCATCCCAATAATATGCAATGGTTCCTTCAGGAGTTTTTAGGCGCTTAGATTTAGGGAAATCTTCTACACCACGGAGTCGATTTTGTTCTTCGATTAATCGACTTTCTTTTAATTTTTTATCTTTTTCTTTATTCATAATGACTTCCAGTATTCAGATTTTTCTTTAGGCATAGTTAAACCACCAATTAAATTACTATCCTCTAAATGAAAAAATAATTTATCTTTATGGTTTTTTATAATATCCTCAGCAACATAGGTTCCTTGGGCACCACTTACTGTAATACCTCTTGCTGAAAGAGCATCGCCTACAAAGTGGACATTTGGTACTTCTTTAAGCGCCAAATTATCATAATTTACAAGTGGTTCTGGTGACAGATATTTAACCTCGGGCATATAAACACCCCAATCATTACCAAGTGTTGGGAATATTTTAGTCATATCCTCAATAAAGTCTTCAATATAAATTGCATTATCACCAATTGCATCATATAATGGGTCTAGACTATTTACAATTTCGGTTTTAACATATTCACCTTCACTTGTTTTAGATGGTACTCTGTGGCTGGGTGAATAATAAGTACCAGTACCATTAACTTGAAGTTTTTTAACTGCTTCACGTGACCAATCAAATGGCTTATCAATACCCTTAATTTCCATTAAGATACCAAAGTTAGTCATATCATTACGATATGCTTCATCTTTTTTAGCATGACCATTATAACTGTGATCACCATATGTTTCCTCAACTGCAACAAATGCTGCATTATTGTTAGTGCAAAATGAACG